ATCATGTTCTTTGCAATATTCTCCCATTGCCAGTAAGAAGTCTTCGATCTTAACTTTCATCCAGTCCACCTCGCTTCACTATTTCAATTGCCATATTTATAGCGTGCTCTTCACTCATATCTCCATCCCAGCACTCATTGAGACATTCGCAATATCCGCAGTACTCACAAGCTCCATCAAGCTTTAGCTGCTCTAAGTTAGAGATAACATTCTCCACGTCAAATGCTGTCGGCTGGTTATCTACCAATTTGCAAAGTGCATTAGCTTTGTTCGGTGGATAATTGTTCAGGATTGCCATTCCTGCTATCTGTTTTTGAAATTCATCCGCATCAATCAGTCTCATCAATCTCACTCTAATCAAATTTACAACCACATTCGCCACAATAGTTGTTTCTGCTCTCTGCATCTGACATTACCTGTTTTCCACACAATGGACATTCGTAGTCGATATCTCCGTTCAGTTCGTCTAAGATGATCGGCTTTACTGGAATCTGCTTTTCCAACGCAACGAGAGCCATTCGCACAGCTGCATCATGCTTTCTTGCGCTGACAGCTGCTTTTGGAACATCTGTATGTATGTCTTTCTCCAATATATCCATAGCTTCTTTAATTTCCATCTTCAACCTCCTTATACGGTTCCGGTAACGGCATCCATGCTATTACTTCGTCCAAAATATCAACTTCTTCGTCTGTCCATTCTCTTCCATCCCAGTAGCCGATAAACGGTTGTGCAACACGTCTAGTCTGCACAATGTAGTCATCGGAATCACCGTCAATCTCTGGCTTCTTCGGAAGTCTCTCACTTACTGGAATCCAGTCGTTTTCTCTTTCTACTAATTCAAAATATTTTTCTCTATATTCAAGAGCAACGTCCAAACGATAAGAGCTATATCCAATGTGATAGCATTTATCACCCACTTCTCTATACTTATTTTCGTAATATGGCTTGTCTCCGTGCGTAGTCACTATGGTATCAATGCTGTCTACCTTTATCTTTTCCCCTGGTTTATTTCCTATCGGCTCATATGTCTTATCCATATCATTCTCCCTTTCTGTACGGCTCTGGTAGTGGCATCCAGGCATTCACAAAAAATCCATAGCTTGAATATGATTTTTCATTATCTCCTGGATAGAATGTACCACCCTCGCCATTTTCTTCGTACCTTGCGATATCTGGCATTGTGGAGTTTTTAAATGATACCAGTATGTAGCTTTCATCTTCCGGCAATCTCTCGCTTATTGGAATCCACTGAGTTTCTTTCAACGCATGTATCCCCATTTTAATGGCTTCTACCGTTTCCTCAGACCAGCCCCATTCAAGATGCTTCACTAATCTATCTATTGCTTGTTGATTATTCATCTTCAGCCTCCTCTTCTTTTGGAAATTGAAAAATAAAAGTTTCAGAAATTTGATCTCTTACCTTTCCCTCTTTTCGTCTTGTATTTTGCATAAATCTTTTCGCCTCTTCTGCCTTTATATAATTTTCTTATTGCCGATCCAAGTCCATTTTCCATATCCTCGGCAGTCTGCTCCCATGTACCTTCTGCTTCTCCCAACAGTTCAACTGAATCAGATACATAATCAATCAGCTTTTCAATCTCCAAATCTGTGAAATAAATACTCCGTCCCATTTGCTTTACCACCCCATATCATTACGGTATCCAATTGCACTTGGATTTACCATGTATGATCTTTTCAGCTCCGATTCATCCAATTGGTGTTTCAACTGGCTTACTTTTTTCTTTAGTGCCCGGTTTTCTTTTAATACTGCCATGAGTTTGCAGCTATCTTTCTGATCACATTTCGTATCTTCTGAATAGTTTTCACACATCAGGCATACTTCTTTTTCAGTCATTGTTACCCCTTCCTGCGCCACGATTCCACGCCTTCCATTCCTTCTTTACTTGTCAACTGCTGCCACTCCCAGTTTATATAGCTCCTCACAATCCCTTTCTGATTCCTGACCTGCACATGGTGCGGATAGATTCCAAGAATCGTGACTTTTTCCGTGGCGAGTCTGGTTTTACCTCCCTTCTGGGAGATCCTGCGCCTTAACTGTACTTTGTCTCCAACTTTCATTTTTTTGTTCCTTTCCGTCTTACCTTGCGCATTTTCTTACTTACCGAGTATATGAACGCCCGCATATTGCCGGGTTTAGTCATCTTCCTCTTCATCTTTCTCCCTCTCCCGGTTCTCTAAAATGATTCCATTTGCACAGATACCGCCGTCTGCTTTGATCAGGATGTATTCTTCACCATCAATCACTCTGGTTGATACCAGATCCGTCCGATCAGCATTTACGGTCACATGCGCATCCGGAAGTCCGATTTCAAATCTCTTCGTATTTACGGTGTTCTCTGTGTCAATCTCGGCAATATTGCAGCCTTTGGCACTTTCTGCTGCCGCCTCCGGATCAATCCCAATGTTTTTCAAGACATTCTCTATCTCGCTTGCTTTCAGCCTTCTATCTTCTGAATCCGATTTAATATCCTTGATTCTTCCAAGTGAATGATACAGATCTTTCGCCTGCTCCAGGCTCACTTTTCCGTTCACTGCATTTAAGCTTTCCCTAAATGCTTTTTTCTGTTCTTCCGGCGTAGACGGTAATTTACACCATAAGGTCTGTGTGATCAATCCTTTGTCCGGATCGTTCGGACGTTTGCTATAGTACCAGACATGATCCAGATCACTGTGACGGTCTGTGAATGCTGGATATAAAAATCCCTGCGTCGGCATGCTTACCACCCAGTCCCTTGTCCGTTCCTGAACGTCTGTCAGCTCCGGTGCATAGGATAATCCTGCTGCCGATAATCCTACCGGACATAAGCAACCAATCATATACCGGTAAACCTCTTCGCTTTCATACAGATCAGTTCCATCTGTGGCAATCTTCGGGATATCATAGATTCCGCTGGCGATCAGGATTAAGGTGTATGTTTTGTTCGATACATCTATGGACTCTGCAATTTCTTCCAAGAAGATCTGACGCACTTCATCGTCCTTCAGCTCTGTATTTGCAATGGCATTTAAATATCTGGCTCTTTCTTTGTCCAGAAAATCCAACTGGAACATATTTTTTCCCGGCTTTCCAGATAAGACCTTTTCGAAAATATCCAAATATTTGAACTGCTCTGTTTCCGGAATATTTAAAAATGTCTTTGTAAACTCCAACCGACAGTCCCTGTTATTGTCTACGATATATCCTGTTATCTTAGTGATGTTGCATAATTCTATCCTCATGTTTCTTTTAAGCTCAAACAGCTCTTTCTTCATGTCGCTCCTTTCTGGCTGCCGCACCGGGCAGCCATGCACTCTGCGAAATTGTGATATATTAACTTCCTGTGGTGCCTATAAATAATTCTTTCCGGCGTTTTTCATCCATTCTTCCCTTGTATGGGTTCTTTCGTACACTTCCTGGGCTTTCGCCATCAGGATCCGCGCGTTCTTGGCATTGTTATGGACTGCTGCCGGTCCGTTCCGGTGATGTTCCAGGCAGAGATTTACTTTTAACCCTTCCGCCTCTGCAAATGCATGGGTGTTACCAAACAAAACATGATGCTCTTCCAGATATGGCTTGTATGTAAAATCTCCATCCAGTAACATACACAGATAGCACCGACGATCGCCTTTTGGCTGCATAATGCTTTTTTTGTGCTTCTTACGTTTCTTCTTGGTTGGTTTCGGAAACATCATATTCACCAGATAACACCTCCCCGTTTTGATCTACTTTTTCGTTTAAATACAGATACCATTCCTGTGAACTGTGTACTTTTTGGGTTGTCTCTGCAAGGTACAGAGCCGCATGATACAATGGAATTGTCTGGAGATATTCCCGGCGGGTTAATTTTATTTTGGGAAATGTGGCCAGATATTCTTCTACGGTTATATTTTTCGGGCAGGCATCCGGTTTCCAGTCTTCTACACTTAACTGCTCCATCTTAGGACTCCTTTTTGTATAGCTCATGGTTGCCGTAAACCAAATCCGCCTCTTCTCTTTCATAACTCCAGCCATAACGCATTAAGATTTTGAAGCATTCCTGGTATCTCTTTCCGGCATCCTCTTTGTATTCTCCGGAATACTCTACTAAATCCCCGGTATAATCATCCATCATGTTGTTCATTGCAATCAGGAGCAACACCTGCGTATCCAGTGTTTGTATTTTTTCTTCTGCTTCTTCCTTTTCTTTCTCATCTGCATCATACAGGCTTTTCCCGGTAAAAAATTTTAGAACCATTCCATTTCCTAACCAACAGGACTTCTCCATCATGTTCCGAATCATCTTTTCAATGATTTTCTGGCGTTCCTCGTCTTTTAGCAGTTCGATTTTTCCGTCCGCTATTGTCCGGATGAATTCTTTTTTTCTTTCATTCATTTTTTTCTGTAAAGCTTTCAACTGCTTTATCTTTTTTCTCTGCCTGTCCCATTCTGTTTCAACCTTTTCTGATTTCGGGAGTTTTTCCACTACATCAATCCCATTCCAACCATCCAGATAATACAGTTCTTTTCCGCGGATATTGATTCTCTTTGGTGGCTCTTTATCCAGTGGAATACTCTTTTTATCTTTTACCTCTTCGGTATAGCGTTTTCTCTCTATCTCCTTTGTGGCTTTCTTTATTCCTGCTGCCTCCAAGAGCTCGATTATAATCTTCTTATTCTTCTCCTTCTCCCTGTTTTTAATCTCTGTTTCTACTTTCCACTGAATCTGTCTGGAGTCTGTTGCATCTTTTAAGATTCGGTTTCTGGTTTCAACATCCTCGATTCTCGACAGTTGGGCAAGGTCTTTTAGATTTAGCTGATATGCCCCGTTCTCATCCGTCTTTTCCTTCACCAGATCCCGGTCAAGCTTCGCGATCTCCAGCCTCCGGCGCACGGTTGTCCTGGAGAATCCGGTCTTCTCTGCAATCTGTTCTTCCGTATCTCCAAGATCTAACATCATCTGGAAGCCTTCTGCCTGTTCCAATGGTGTCAGGTCGATGCGCTGCATATTCTCTTCCAACATGGTTCCGACCTGGTCTTTATAGCTCATGTCCTCTACAATCCGGCATGGATACATAGTTACGCCTGCCATTTTTCCGGCGGCGAACCGGCGGTGCCCGATGATCAGCGTGTATCCTTCATCGTGGTGCACCCGGTTTTCATCCCAATATCCCGGAATTACCGTAAGATTCTGCATAATTCCTTTCTTCTTTATTGACTCACTCAGCTCTGATAAATCGCCCAGGTCTTTTCGTGGGTTATCCGGATGCTGGTGAATCAGCTTGGCATTGATATTCGTGATTCCACTGGTTGTCATTTCAAATTCCTCTCTTTCTCGGTGTTTTCAAGGTTTTCTCCTGTTTTTATCTCATTTTGGACTGTAGTCTATCGGAATACCGTGTAGACTCGGAAAATTCAAGGGTTACACGGTGCTTTTCCATCTGCTCTGACAGCTCCTGCCAGAGTTCTTTGTTCTTGATCTCTTTTCCATGTGGTCTGCGCCACTCTTCCCGTTTCCATTTGTCCATATTTCCTTCGTTTATGGTTGTGACCAGGAACTGATCCGGCGTGTAGACAGTCACTTCACACGGTCGGAGCATTCTCAGGCCGACAAGGATAGCGATCATGCTCATTCTGTGGTAGGTCGTGTTCTGTTCGGTCTCGATCTGTGCTTTCACTGCCGGTCCTTTCTTAGTCTCGCACTCCACCAGAGCGATGCACTTTCCGTTTTTTGCGGTTGGTCCCCGGAAGTTTACCTCTGTGTATAGTTCTATCTTCATCTTCTCTCCTTATCCGGATCATTTCGTAGTGTCTGTACGGGAATCCGGTTGCTTTGTTGATCCCTTCGTAAAAAGAATCCTTTACTATGTAATATCCCTTCGGCGGTTTTGGTTCTTTCGGCCACCGGTATAAAATCTTTGTTTTGGGTTCTGGAAGCGGCATGTTCCGAGACGTAGAAAAATTGGCTTCTGCAATCTCATGATCCAGTACGCCCTCATCCACGTATTTTTTCTGGGTTTTCTCGTTTTTGGTAA